CCAATCGAAGAAATCTAAAGGCTCTGGGTTTTGAGTGACGTTCACGACGTTAAGCGCTGTTTCAACGGTACGCATCAAACCTGAAGCTTCTTCTGCGCGTTGTGTGCGAGAAAGAGGGGAATCATACTCGACGCGGAACTCGCTTCCCGCTTCAAGTAATACTCGGGGTTGTGGTGGGAGTAATCCTTGTTTTGCCAGAATATCAACTTCACGCTCAATCATTGAGCCAAGGTATTCCGATTGTTGGCGGCCAATGGTCGGGGCCAATAAAATCCCCTTCTCGCGTGTGCGCTCTAAAACTTCAGTTGCCGTCATCTGCGGGTTTTCAGTCAACACTTGGAAAATGGTAATTAGGAAAGCATCGTTGATGACTGCGCGTTCATCATCCATGAGTTCTTTCCCCACCATGGGGTTTCCAACCGGCAAAGCTTGAACAAGAAGACGGCCATCCGCAGACACGCCACCCGCATTAATTGAGCCAGGTTTCAGACTAAACGAATCTAAAATCCCATCATCGTGAGTGAGAAGGACCGGATCCACTGCCCGATGACCTTGTTTAAGTAGCGTCTTCTTCTGTTCATTTAAAGTCTTAACCGCAGGCAAAACATCCATCGCAGGAGAGCGACCATAGACTTCGCCCGGGGCTTGCTCATACCTCGAAATTGCATACGGAAAAGTCGTATACCCACCTTGGGTCATTAACTTCTTTCCTTCGACCGAAACATAGTAGGAACCAAACGGCATCCCTTTGGCGTCTGCACGACTTGGGTCGTAATCGTCTTTTCTAGATTTCACGCAATGAACGAAGTAAAAATCTTGGTCTTTACTATTTCCCTTAAGCGCGTTTTTCACTTGTTCAGGAACAGCGTCACGCCACTGATCCCACGCTTGTTGCGCAGTCAGTGAAAAGTGACGGACCACTCGGTCGACTACCCCTTGATGGTTTTCGCCAAAGTAAACTTCAGACAAATGGCAGTTGCGATATCTAAGACCTGGAGACCCAAAAAGCTCATCGACAAACATGCAGCCCGAACCATACGCGCCTAGGGACTTAAAATTTTGTTGGTTTTGAGAAGAGAAGTTTGCAGTGGGCGCATAACGATATTTAAAAAGGATTCGGTTTACTTGTTCAAACCATAACCTTACTTCCCGGTTTTTATTTAAGTCGGGGTCAGTTGCAAGAAGGCGATGCCACGTCTGGTTTCTTGGAGTTAAGAGGGAATCAAGAATGGCCGCAAACCGACTCAACGCCACGGGAGCGGTTGAATCAAAAATGAAATCGTTTTTCTTTTCACCCTTTGAAGCAAGTTGACCTTTTGATTCAAAAAGGTCTCGGTGTGCGGGAAGCATCCGTTCAGAAATTTCACGCCAATGGGACTCCCACGTTCCGCGATCCCCTGCCATGTAATTGAACTCGGCTAAAATCGAAGTCGCCAATTCATCATCGGCTTGCGTTTTTTTATTGTCGACTTTGATCATCATCATTTACGCGCCCAAAAGGACACGACGAGAAACAGAACCACTACCACCAGAACCTGAAGTCGAAGTGAGAGTAGTTGCGGCACGAGAACGCGCGCGCCGTTGTTCGGCTGCAGCCGCATCCTGCGCATCAATTACCGCTTGGTTGTCTTGGGTGGGGGCATCGGGCGCTGCAGGTAACTCAGGGGTTGGAACCTTAAACATATTGCCAACTGAATCGGCAGCACTCTTTGCACCAAACGCAAGTTCAGACTTTCCACCCGTAATTCCACCTAATGCCGCTCTTACGACTGTCCCCGCTTTACTCATCAGCTTAACCCTCTTCTTAAAATCTAATCTCCAAAGAGGTTGTAGTCTACGCCTTTTGCAACTCTGCCGCTTTTGAAAATGCCGCCACGCGACAATTTGTTATCCTTCCGCGCCACCTTCACCGCAAACGTACAGGCTAAGGCATCTCCATTATCAGGAGACGAAAAACCTTTTTTCCGCATGTCCTCTTTGCTCTCCAACATAATTTTGTCGGAAGACCCTTGGAACTTGTATTCGGGCGATGAGAGATCATCAAGAAGGTCTGGGTCGTTATCAATAACGCCACCCTTTAACCATTCCCGCATCTTGGCCCACATCTCGGTGCGCTTATTAGACCACTCTTGGTCCTCAGACTTAGAGCCAAACCACACTTCATAAACGTGGTATTTCATCTCACGCAGCCGATCAATAACCCCGGTTCCATTTCCCGCGTCAATACACACGGCATCCGGCCCGTGAGTGTCGATGAGATGAGCAATCGTGTTTGCCACCTCCATATTATCTTTCCCCTTCATCTTAATCGGGGGAATGATCCGCGCATTTCTTCCTTGCCTAAAACGAATGACAGTTGAGTCAGAACCAAATCGCGCAATATCCACCCCCATCATGAGAGCTGCGTGTGGGTCCACAACCAACTCTCTAGTTGTCGCATCGATAATATCTTGGCGAGAGATGAACTGCCGATCCCCTTGGCGCGGGAACTCACCTTTGACTTCAACTCTTGCTTCATCCGAATCCTCGCCATACCGATCGACAATCTCCTGCAGAACTTTTTTATCCGTACCTTCAACCGTTCTCGAATCAATATTCCGCGTGTTCCAATACGCCCGATCGCGATGGAAGCACTCAAAGAAAGAACCACTTGCACGCCGTGGGTTTGAGAAAACAAAGTAGTAGCGGTGAAGAGTGGGGTCTGTAAAAAACCCTTCGGTGACTTTCCAAATTGGGGCGGGAACACCTGAAGCTTCGTCAAAGATTACAAGAAGGCCGTAGTTGTTGTGAATCCCCGCAAAATTATCAGGCGCTTCTTCAGTCCACGTTTGAGCTGCCGCATAATAGTAGCCGGTGTCAATCTTGACTTCATTCTTAAGTCCATCTTGAAACCATTGCTCGGGCTTTAATGCCATTGCTGATTTTTCAAACCAATGGGAGTTGATCGCAAGCGTGTGCCACTTCCCCACTTCAGCCCATGTCCTCGATTTTAACTGCGTCTCGGTGTTCGCAGTCACAATGGTCGTCGCCCCAATTCGAGAAGATAAAAACCAAAGCACAAGCCATGACACCAAGGCAGACTTTCCAGGCCCACGGCCCGACGATATCGCCACCCGATAAAGTTCTGGAACCTTACCTTGCGCAATCAAATTCTTATTTTTGATGATGTGGTCGCGAATGCCCGACAACTCTCTTCGCTGCCAAGCTCTAGGGCCGGGGAAGTTTTCAAGGGGCGTTCCCTTTTTACCCCAAGGGAAAGCAAATAAAACAAACGCCAAGGGATCATCCGCAATCCTTGGGTCCCACATCTCCACCATTAAACGTTGTTCTTCGATCGGGGGTAGAGGGGATTGTTTTGCGCTCATTGAGTATGAGCGTAAATCTAGGCTGAGGGTTTATCAAGAACTCGAATAGGAGCGGGATATCCTTCGGGGTCCTCATCAGGATTATTCGTAAGAGGAGGTGGAAGAGTTGATAGGTCGGCATCGGGTGACTGATCGCCAGAAAGGGGAGCCGTGTAAATTGTAAGACCACGGGGGTTCCTTGTAGGGTGCCAAGGTTTCTCACAGTGCGCGGGTGCCACGATAACCTGCGCGTTAAGCTTGGTAGCTTCGCGACGCCAGAAGCGTGGAAGGTTGGCCGTCTTTCCAAAGTTGTACTGATCGGCAGCCTTGTGGCATTCGTTAACGGTTTTTTTGGGTACGACCATTACTCGGCATTCTTCAAACTGGCGAAGAGAATCCGAGATCACGCAAATGTGAAGAATCAATGCAATTGCTTCCATCCTTTAATAATGCACTGAGTCAATTTTTTTGTCTATGGAAATTTTTAAAAATCCAGCCCGCCAAGGTGCCGCAGAAAATCGAGCAAAAAAGGTTTTTTGGGGTGGGGGCCGGGGGTGCCGGGTCTATTTAAAAAGGGGACCCAAAAGTAAATTGAATTGGTTGAAATACCCTTAATCGAATATAGAGGGGGCTTGACCTTCTTTAGTCTGCTCATCTGATTCCGAATCAGTTGTGCTATGCGTTACTTCACACACTATATCAATGGGTTGCGCCTTTTCGGTTTGCTGAGGGATTGCACGCTTCAACGCTTCATCAATCGCGGACCCAATAGATACGGTCTGATTCACATCTAGTGTCACTTTGTCCCCATATTTGGACGCCGCTCTGCGCGCTAATAACCACTTGATGTTATCGGATTTTAAACGACCTCGGTTTACATCTTCGTAAATATCAGCTATTTCGATTAACTGATCGGCAAGCAATTCGTGCGCAATTGACGACGCATGTGTTAACGCGGTGCGGAATTCAGGATTTTCTAACCAACGGTACAATGAAGTGGTGTCAATTCGCACCTGCTCGCAGACCGCTTTGAGTGTCATCCCCTGTGCGATGAGGTGGCAGATTTGATCAGCTATCACTTGATTGAACGTAGACTTTGGCCCTGAACCGACGCCGCCCATATCAGCGACGCTATAACGGGGTTTTAAAAAAATCTATCTTTAGGTGTTGCAATCCGATTAGACTCGGTGCATCATGTATCTATATCGGGATGCTGAACACATCCCACAATCGAAAGGGAATCAAATGCATAAGCTAGTAAAAAAGTATCTTGACCTGATCAAAACCAACAAAATGACAAAGACCGAAATCAATTCAATGCGCAAAGCTTTGGGCTACTGCTCAAAGCTTTCACGTGAAGACAAAAACCTAATCCTGGACGCGTTCTATTCTCAAGTTGATAAAAAGGGCGGAATCAAAATCACCGAAGATCATGCCGCTCAGGGCCTGGCCTACCTCAAGAGTCTTGCTTGGACGCCTACAGGTAAAGAACGCCAAAATAAAAACAACCCCTTTGGTTCTAGAGAGAAATCCGCGCTTCTATCATTCAAGGAGTTTCGCCTTGTGGCGTTGCGTGAGGAGCACAACATGGTGGGAGACGTTATGTCCTATTCCCAAGTGTGGGCCACGATAGGGAAACAGGCTCGCTTTGAATACGTCCAGGGCGGCTTATGGCAGGGAATCGAAGTTATCAGATAACCCGAAACGCTGCCCCTCTAAACAAGGGGCGGCGTCTAGCCGTGCTGCGGCTACTGATGAGGGTAATCAAATGAAACGCCTAATCCTATGCCTAGCTCTAATCTCAACCGGCTGCGGTGCTAACCTTAGCCCCAACTCTCTAACCTCAACAGCTCAGACTAGCCTTTGCACCAACGGCCCAACCGGCATTTGGGAGAGACTGCCAGGGCCGTCAGAGATCCTAACTCTAAACGCAGACTGCACCGGAACCTTTGCGCCAGGTTCAATCGGCCTAACGTATTCCCTCATATCCCAAACACAAGCTCGCATTGTCTATGACGACGGTACAGAAGCTATCTGCTCATTTGAAGTAACAGACACCGGAGCACATCTCCTGTTAAACTGTGGCGGTGGCGTTGTAACCTATACCTCCAACTAAAACTCTGCCCGGCATTCTCCTTTCGAGCTGCCAGGTATGACCCCCGTCTGTTCAACCCGTGCTAGGCGGGGTGGCGGGGCTTAAACCTCGACGCCACCTAGACTTGGGCGTCGGGGTTTCGCCTTTCGCGGGGTCATGCATTGCCAAAGCTTCAAACTTCCACACACCCCACCCACCCAACCCCTCCCCCTAAAAACCCCGTGTCAACGCCAACATAGGCAATAGTGCGGGCCTGGCAAAAAAGCATTTTGCTTAAAATCGCGTTTTGAAATCATCGCGGCTGCTTTTTTTCCAGAAAAAAATGGCCACTGGCCAGGTACGGGTGGTCAGTGGCCACAATGTTTTTAACCATGTGGCCACAATTATAAACGACTTGGCGATTTTTAACGCGATGTAACTCGTTGATATTACTATGTATATTATATATATATATATATATATATATAATAATGGCCACAATGGCCACGTTGCCCACGTAGTTTGGCGTATCAGCGCTAAAGCTATGGCTACCGTGGTGTGAAAGGTATACGGCCATGTGTCCAACTGGCCATTTTGGGTCTTTTTTTAACGATATCAAAGACTTACGGTGGCCACATAATTGCCCACGTGTTTCTGTGGTCACACGCCACTAGATGCGTTGCCCTTAAATAGCCTTTGGCGTACCGTTTTCAGTGCATGACAGATGACATTTTGATGGCCTACCTGCTTAAAACCGACGTTGCAGAGTTTTTGGATGCTCATTTAGACGCCCGCCAAAGCCCTTCCTTGGTGCCAAAACCATCGCCAACTGCCATAGCTTCAAACGTTTTAGACCCTTCAAACCCACAAACGCTTCCACTTCCAATTAAAAAACACAAATACAAGCCCCACGACTACCCTCCCGAGGCAACCGACTACGATAGGCTTAAGCCCAGACCTAAAAACTACCAGTACGGGCGTAGACGTGGTGTCACGGGTCGCCTCATGACGCCAGTCAGAGAGCCCAAACCCTTCTTCATCGCAAACACCCCCATTCACGACGCTCCACAGGCTCAAAGGGTTGTAGAGAAGTTTGGTGGTGTGACCCGATTGTGGCTCCTGCTAGTCGAGTGTGGTTATACGCTCACTAAAGATGAGATTTACGGTTGGATCGGGGGCAACGGTTACTTTAAAAGCACCACAGGCGGTTATATCCCCCACTATGCTTGGGATGGCATCTTAGAAGCTGCGAGGCTTGACGGCATTTTCTTCCATGCGGAGGATTTTGATCCAAGGCCCATGATCCACTATAAGGTTTTGCCCCACGATAAGAGAATGGTGGGGCAACACGAAGTCGTGCCACCAAAGATCGGGCGTAAAAGAGGAACCGAGCAGCCGCAAATGAAGTGCAAGAAAGACCAACTTTAAAATAATGAAAGCCCGCGAAGCATGTCGCGACCTTGTTTTGGGATGTGACCCCGGATTTAGTGGTGCTCTAGGTTTGGTGTCAAAATCGCAGAGATCCATTGTGGCGGTTTTCGATATGCCGCTTTTAGCTCCAAAGCCCACTGACCCAAGACGCCAACTTGATATCCACAAACTTGCATCCCTTGTGTCTATATACTCGCCACACATTGACTTTGCAGTCGTCGAAGACGTTCACGCGATGCCGGGCCAAGGCGTGGTGTCTATGTTTAGGTTTGGTTTCACACTTGGCGCTCTCCTTGGAGTTTTGCACTCCTCTAATATCACCGTTTTTAAAGTGACTCCAAGCGTGTGGAAACCTGAGATGGGGCTATCGCGAGATAAGTCTAAATCTATTGAGTTGATTAAAAAGATTTATCCTCACAACACTGATCACTTTTCTTTAAAAAAACATGACGGTAGAGCGGAGGCTTGCCTTCTTGCAACCTTTGGAGCTAGAAGGTTTCACACGTAAACTTTTTAAAACCGTTTAAAATTTAAAAATGAGTGAAAATGACGAACCAAAATCTTCCACCAAACCCACTCCAAGATTTGAATATGCTTCCTACGTCGAACACGTCGAAGACCGATGTGGGTGGGAATACTTCCGAAAGTGTCTCTACTGCAAATACAGAGATGACACTTAAAATTGAATATCTTGAAAACGAACTTACCGATTTAAATAATGATTTTGAAGAACTTGGTGCCCTGTTAAATCGCCAGATTTCTGTCATGAAAAAAATGAGAGCACACGAACACGTTTTAGTTGATGCGCTTTTATATTACGCTTGTTCAACTTCCAAAAACGTTAGCGCCCACGTTGCTCGCGACGCTTTGAAATCTGTTTTAGGGGATAAAAAATGACCCAACCACACATTTTTAAATCAGGCGAGTTGGCGTTTAGTCTCTGTGATGGATTTCAAAAGATTACAAAAGGAGAATTTTATTTAATACATGGCTTTTACAGATATACTTCCACTGGTTTTTTATCAGGAATGAACAAGGCTCAAAAACATCCTTCTTTATTTACAGTCGAACAAGCGGCTAAGCTTGGATATTTTCCAGAGCCCGATAATCCAAAACCGCGAGAATTTTGGATGATTAAACATTCCCGTGGAATTCATTACGATAACTTTGACATTGAGCAAGTTGCCCGTGAATATCACCAGAACCACAAGGGATCGCGTTTGTTTTATGTCCGCGAAGTTTTAGACGAACCCCAAGAGGACAAATGAAGCAGATTGACAAAGAAGACGCGCCAATTGGAATGCAAGAAACCATGCGGACAAATAAATGCTACCGAGACAATGACGAAGACTTTCACGTTTTCATAAATCACCCAAAAATGGGCGATAAGTGTCAATGTGGGGAACAGGAACTCACGATGGAATACATGCTGACCGGAAAGAAATCTTTTTTACAATGACCCGCGATGAAATTAATAAAAAGGAGAATAAAATGGAAATCGACAATTTAACAATTAAAGAAATTAAACACATCAACTCGCTCTTACGCGGTAGCGAGGTCTCTCATCCCTATCAAGTAGGAAAACCTTACTTTATCCGCACGGTCACGCACCATTACACTGGTTTGCTCGTTAAAGTAACCCCCAAGGAACTAGTACTCCAAGACGCAGCATGGATCGCCGACGACGGGCGCTTTATGAACGCGCTAAAATACGGCACGCTGAATGAGATTGAGCCCTTCCAGGATGACGTGATTATTGGTCGCGGTGCCGTGATTGATGCAACCGTTTGGCGGCATAAACTGCCCCGCGATCAAAAATAATATGAACACCGCACTAATAAGAGAGGGCCTTAATAGGTCGTGGTCGTGGTCGTGGTCGTGGTCGCGGTCGGGGTCGTGGTCGTGGTCGCGGTCGCGGTCGCGGTCGGGGTCGTGGTCGCGGTCGTGGTCGTGGTCGTGGTCGCGGTCGTGGTCTGGGTGTGGGTCGTGGTCGCGGTCGTGGTCTGGGTGTGGGTCGTGGTCGCGGTCTGGGTCGCGGTATTAAAATGACCCGCGATGAGATGGCAAAGCAAAACCTTAAGGATCGCAGAGGTTTTTACCCAAGTGACTTTCAATGCGAGGATTCTCAATACTCAAAAGAATTAGACACTTTCAAAGCAGGCTGGGACGCGGCACTGAAACACGATGAGCGGGTGTTGGCGTTAATTGAGGCGCTTGAGTTTTATTCCTCTGAAGGAGCCGGGTGGAATTGGCACCACTGCAAGAAAGAATTTGTGAGAGACAATAAATGCTTTGCCGTAAGTGATGCAATTAACCTTGATGGCGGTGAAGAAGCAGACAAAGCACTAAAGAAATGGCGGGGTGAGGTGTGAAAGAAGTAAATTGGAATGAGCCAATTGAAAAGGCCGAATTTATTTTTAAGCGTGAATTTATGGTGATGGAGCACAATTACTTGTGCGCTTGTTGTAAAAAGAACTCAGCCGTTCAAGAGGTCCATATCGGAATTCTTCAGCCTTGCTGGGAATGTCAAAAGACATGGAAACTTAAACGTGTACGCTGGTTTGATCGGTGGTTTCAATGACCACACTAGAATCACGCTTGTCCGAGATTGAGCTTGTTGCGAGATTGCTTGAGCCTGGCCGATGGGTTGATGTTGATAATGATGCCATCAATTTTTCAGACGGAAAAACCGCACGATTATTAATGTCGCCCGACACGGCCCTTAAACTCGCGAAGTCTCTCAGGTTGGCGATGGAAGAGCTGAGGCATCATGTCCTTAACCACGACCACACGGATTTCGACGAGAACTTCCGAAGACTAGGCGAATCTTACGGTTATTGCACTTTGTGCCGAACAAAGGTCGAGATTGGTTCGGATGACGTGCGCGATGTCCTCTCTAGCATCGAAGATCTTTGGAAGGAGACACAGGAATGACAACCTATAACTATCCAAAAACTCGCCTTATGATCACCTATAGGTATCCAAATGAATGATTAAAAAACAAAACTTGCTCGAAAAAATACTTTGCGCAATTGCCCACCGCTGGGGTCAATGGACTTATGTTGGAAACAAAGCTTGGGGCCGCGAATGCCGAAGATGCCACCTTTTTCAAAAGCGACTCGAAAGCTGAGCTCTACCCTTACCAAAAAGAAGGAATAGTTTGGCTCTCAAACGAGAAAACGCGTTTTAAACTACTCGCAGACGAGATGGGCCTTGGCAAAACCGTGCAGGCGATTCTCGCCGCAGATAACGTGAATGCGAGGCGAGTTTTGGTTTTGTGTCCTGCAATCGCGCGAGTAAATTGGCACCGAGAAGTAGATAAGTTTTCACCAAACCCCAAAACGGTTTCAGTTTTAAAGTCTGGGACCGATAAAATTTTGCCAGGCTCAGACTATGTAGTGTGCTCGTACGACTTAGCAGGCTACAAACACGACGAGCTTTTAAACTATGAGCCTGAGATTTTAATCTGCGATGAGGCTCACTATCTTAAATCTAAAGAGTCCCTGCGCTGCAAAGTAGTCCTTGGCCCACAAGGAATTGCGCGAAAATCTTTTAGAACTTGGGCGCTATCAGGCACCCCTATGCCAAATAATTTTTCCGAGATGTGGGTGTGGCTCTACACCTTTGGAGTGACGCCTCTTAATTATAAAGACTTCGTCAAAGAGTATTGCACCTATTATCAATTTAACCCGTACACGTTAAATGTTACGGGTACTAGGCTTGACAAGGTGCCGGCGATTAAGGAACTCTTAAAAACGCACATGCTACGACGAACAAAAGCGGGCGTCTTAAAAGACCTGCCAAAGATTAATTATTCACACCTCACAATCCCCGAATCACCCGTTGACCTTGGAGCTTCTAACACTTTTTTTACGTGGACTTGGCCTGTAGATCGATCAAAAGAGCTCTACGAAAAAATCGCCAAGCAAAGAAAGTTTGTCGAAGATGCCGTAGATTTAATGCGCAGGTCTAACGAAGCTTTCGCGGCCCTTAGATCCATGGCGAAATCAGTCGCCACCCTTCGAATGTATACGGGCGCACAAAAGGTTGGCGAAGTGGTGAAACTTGTCACAAAAGAATTTGATGAAAAAAAATACGAGAAGCTCGTAATCTTTGCGATCCACAAAGACGTGATCGACGGGCTGCGAGAAGGTCTTTTAAAGTTTGGCGTAGTCGTAGTTTACGGTGGCTCTGATCCAATTCAGCGCGAGAAAAATATTAAAAAATTCCAAGAGAACCCCTCTTGCCGCGTATTCATCGGGAACATATTAGCCGCCGGAACAGCCATCAATTTAACCGTAGCGCACGACGTTCTAATGGTGGAGCAAGATTGGGTGCCAGGTAATAACGCGCAGGCCATTTGCAGGTGTTCTCGCATCGGGCAAAAAGAGCCAGTTTTTGTGCGTTTTGTGGGGCTAGAAAATTCTATTGACGATGCACTAGCGCAAGCTTTACGACGGAAGACGAAGCAATTAACTGAAATCTATGGCGATGAACTAGAAGCGCTAAACGCCCAAGAAGAACTTGGCCAAACTTTTGACAGGATTAAAGATGAAACCAACCCTGACCCTGAACTTTGAATCAATTTACGAGCTTGAGACCTTCTTAGATTCTTTTTACGAGTTTGAAGAATCAAAACGAAAAGAAGAATCACCTGAAAAAGAAAGTGCGGTTGAAGGCAAAGAAAGCGTTATCAGATACGCCGAGCAACACCCTGATCACCCTAAAAATAAAAAAGATTTAATCAAAGAGCCAAAAAAGCGCCGCTCAAAAGATAAGAAACTTGATTTAAAAGTAGTGGCCCCAAAAGTTGATGACTTAGCCCCCGAGCAGGAACTTTCAGATGAGTCAGAAGAAACCCACAACGCCATGTTTGTTGGTTCAGCGTCTCCTGAGATCAAAGAGCCTTACACTCGCGAAGCCGTTGTTGATCTTCTTTCTAAACTAAACGAGACAAAGGGAATGCCAAAAGCTCGTGAGGTGCTAACAAAGTTCCAAGCCTCAAGGCTTTCAGAACTTAAGCCTGAATTCTATGGCCCTTTTTGTGACGAATGCAAAAAGGCGCTATCAGAATGACTAACGCTTCAACTCCTAACGACGAAGTGTTAGCTCATTCAAAGCTCGGGGCAAGTAGTTCCCATCGTTGGAGCGCTTGCCCCGGTTCAGTAAAGCTTTGCGAGAATATACCCAATCGTTCTAGCGCCTATGCTGAAGAGGGGACAAAGGCTCACGAGTTAGCCGCAAGTATTCTTCTTGAAGGCTGGCCCCTTGGTGTGAATGAGGAAACGTCCGAGAACCTTCTTGTCTATGTGAATTATATCGGGAAGCTTTTAAGCGAAGGCTCACCACACACCGAGCTTTTGGTCGAGCACCGTTTTGATTTGTCTTCAGTATATCCAGGCATGTTTGGAACAGCGGATGCCGTCGTCTTTAACCGCGTCACCAAACACCTGCACGTCATCGATCTAAAGTATGGCGCAGGCTACGCCGTTGAAGTTGCAGACAACATGCAGCTTAAATACTACGCGCTTGGTGCTCTCATGACGTGCGGCTTTGCAGCCCGCACGGTTGAGCTAGTGATTGTGCAGCCACGCTGCCCGCACCCTGACGGCCCGATTAGGTCTTTCACCATGCCTGCCGTGGAACTGCTAGACTATGCCTCTGACCTTGTAAAATTTGCGAAAGCTACTGAAGATGGAAAAGCTCCTTTGGTCCCTGGCGGTCATTGCCGTTTTTGTCCTGCTAGTGGAATTTGTCCTGCACTACATTCTAAAGCGCTAAAAGCTGCAGAACTTAAGTTTGAAAACCTAGCGCCCTATGACCCGGAGAAGCTTTCAAAGACCCTAGACATGCTCCCCCAAGTCGAAGAGTGGATTCGCGGTGTCAGGGAGTTTGCCTATAACGAAGCTCGCGCGGGAAGACCGCCGCCAAATTTTAAACTTGTGGAAAAAAGAGCCACGAGAAAATGGATTGATGAAGGAAAGACTTCCCATTTTCTGTGGAACAAGTTTGGGATTTCAGATGGCGATTCTTATGAGCATAAGCTTAAGAGTCCGGCAAAGATTGAGGCTTTACTTAAGGCCCACAAGGTATCGCGTGGCGATATTCAAGCTCTGGAATCATTGACGGTGAAAGAGAGTTCAGGCTGCACGCTTGTTCACAACTCAGATAAAAGGCCACCTGTGACACCTGATTTGATTCCCGAGTTTGAAGTAGTAGATGTTCCAAACGAATAAAAAGGAAAACGAATGAAAAACGTAGTTAAAACGCCGATCTTTATTGTGTCCTATCCGTCTCTTCACGAGCCAAAGTTGAACAAGTTTAACAATAAACTTGAGTATTCTGTGGTGGCCCTATTCCCAAAAGACGCGGATCTAAAACCCCTTGAAGCTGCAATCGAAGCGTGCAAAGTCGCCAAGTGGGGAGCTGATAAAGCTAAGTGGCCTAAGAAAATGGCAGACGGGCCTTTGCGCGATCAAGGCGAGAAGGAAAAAGAAGTCGACGGCAAAATGGTCATGCCTCAAGGCCACGTTAAAGGCGCAAAGTTCATGACTTTAAAGAACACAAAGCCCGTTGCAGTAGTTGGATATGATCCAAAAACCCCGCTTCCGGCTGAAGATTGTTACCCCGGAATGAAGGCGCACGCTTTTATTGAGCTCTACGCATACGACTCACCTGTAAACAAAGGTGTGACGGCGTACTTGATGGGTGTTCAAAAAGTTGGAGACGGCGAGTCATTGACTGGGCGCATGAAGGCTGAAGATTTATTTTCTCCAATTGTTGAATCGGCTGCCGAAGATATGTTTAAATAGGCAAAGCCAACCTGATTAATCGAGAACTTGTCCTTTTCGATTAGTCTTTTTCATGGGGCGGGTAGGCTTTCCAGGGGTCTACCCGCTTTGAAAAGGAAAACTTTTGCACCCAGACGAGCACTTCTTTTTTGGTTTTATCATCGGTGCGGCGTCTATGCTTCTTGTGGTGCTCCTCTACTCAACTTGAGATTTTCAAATGACTGAAGAAGTTCTTTTCATCGACTTTGAAACAAGGTCTGCGTGTGACCTTAAGAAAACGGGGTCATATGTTTACGCCTCTCACCCGACGACTGACGTTATATGTCTTGGCTTTGCTTTTGGCAGCGAGCCTGTACAAATTTGGAAACGTTCCGATCCCTATCCCGTTCGCGTATTAAACCACGTCATGTCGGGCGGACTCGTGGTGGGGCACAACATCGGGGGCTTTGAAGTTCCTGTTTGGAATAACTTTGTTGAGCACAAAAAAGAGTGGCCGTGGCTCGAAATAGATCAGTGCCAAGACACGATGGCGCAAGCCTACGCGATGGGGCTCCCCGGATCACTTGACGGGGCCGCGATTGCTATGGGAATTGAGAAACAAAAAGACATGAAGGGGCACAGAATAATGCTCCAACTTTCTCAACCGAAAGAAGTAAAAGACGATGGCTCTATCGTATGGTGGAACGATGACGAAAAACTTCAAAAGCTTTTTGACTACTGTAAGACGGACGTTGAAGTTGAAAGAGAGCTCTACCTACGAATGCCAAAGCTTTCACCGGCTGAGACTGCCTTATGGCGACTCGACCATAGAATTAATCGTCGAGGTATCGCAATCGATACCAGACGCGCAAGCGCCGCAAATGCCATTGTTGACTTTGAAAAAGATAGGCTTGATTCAGAAATGCGACGACTCACTGAGAACGCAGTAGCAACCTGCACCGCTACAGGCCAACTAAATACTTGGTTTAAGTGGCAAGGAATTGAAATCGATGGAGTCGCAAAAAGCCACGTCACCGAACTACTTGCAAAACAAGACTTGCCACCACTGTGCAGGCAAGTTTTACTTCTCAGGCAAGAAGCTGCCAAAGCTTCAAACGCAAAGCTTCTTGCCATGGTGAATCGCGCGGGCGGTGACTCTCGAATGAGAGGAACGACTCAGTACCACGGGGCCGCAACCGGAAGATGGGCGGGCCGTGGAGCACAAGTGCAAAACTTTCCGAGGCCTAATTTATCAAACGAAGAAATTGAAAGCGTCTTTAAAATCTTGGGGGAGATTGATGTTTAAGAATTTGTTGTTAAACGATAAGGAACACGCGTTTTTATTAGACCTTCTCGTAGCGATACGAGAGGAGCACTTTGACGCGAAGCCATCCGATAGCTTTTCGGTGATGTTTAATCTCACCGTGCCAGAGCGCATGGACTTAAACGAAATCATCAAACGCTTAATGGCTAAGTGATTTCTGAAACTACAAACCGCACGAGACCTAATCGATCTAACCGTGGGGCCACCGCTTGACGTTTTGTCGTCGTGTTTGCGTGGCTTTATCGTACCACGCCCGGGCCACAAGTTTATAGGAGCTGATTTTTCGTCTATCGAAGCGCGCGTTTTAGCGTGGCTTGCCGGCGAAGAAGAAGTCTTAGAAGTTTTTAGAACTCACGGGAAGATTTACGAGAAAGCCGCTGCCGAGATTTACGGAGTCAAATTAGAACAAGTCACAAAAGCTCAGCGCCAGATTGGGAAAGTGGCAATTCTTGCGCTTGGGTATGGGGGAGGCAAAGGTGCGTTTCAACAAATGGCAAAAGGTTATGGGGTCAAAGTTTCAGATGATGAAGCTGAAGGAATTAAAACGCGCTGGCGAGAGGCAAATTCTAAGATTGTCAATTTCTGGTACGCTCTTGAAAATGCGGCTTTTGCAGCTATTTCAATCCCGGGTAAAATAATTCCCTGCCGTGGAATTTCATTTAAATTAAACGGCTCTTTCTTGTGGGCCAAACTCCCTAGTGGTCGCTGCCTTTGCTACCCCTATCCCAAACTTGAAATAAAAATGAAGAAGTGGGGCAGCGAAAAAGAAACGCTCACTTACATGACTGAAGACTCACTCACCCGAAAATGGGTGCGCTGCGAAACGTATGGCGGGAGCCTTTGCGAAAACGTAACGCAAGCGGTCGCCCGTGATGTTCTTGCGGAAGCGATTATAAGACTCGAAGAGGCCAACTATCCAGTCGTGATGCACGTCCACGACGAAATTCTTTGCGAAGTACCAGAAATAGAAGAAGGCGATGTTGAAAAGTTTGAGGAGATCATGTCTTCTGTTCCTCCTTGGGCCTCTGGCCTTCCCATTAAAGCGGAAGGGTGGAGTGGGGAAAGATATCAAAAATGACAAAGCTTCAAAGCGCACTGGATCTAGCAAAACTTGGTTTTCACGTTTTCCCGTGTTTGGAAAACTCGAAACTCCCTGCGATCAAAGATTTTCCAAACCTTGCCACACGAGATGAACGGTCTATAACTGAGTGGTGGGGAAAGAACCCAAACCACAACATTGGAATTTCAACTTCAAAATTTGGAGACGATGAGGCTTTAGTTGCGGTCGACATCGATAATAAGAATGGCAAAAAAGGCGACGAAGAAGTCATCAGTCTTGAACTCTCGGGCAAAGAGTTCCCGAAAACGTACACCCAAGAAACCCCCAATGCTGGGCGACACCTTGTCTACCGTTGCAAAAAAGCTCTCCGCCAAGGTGTTTCAGTGCTCGGCGAGGGGTTGGACATCCGGTCTGCAGGAGGCTTTATCGTCGGTGCTGGAAGTAGCCTTGATGGAAGACCTTACACCGGCAGCGGTGGTCCTATCGGAGAGTGCCCCGAATGGATTCAGTCGAGTTGCGGTGTTCAGCTTGAACAAAGACTCCCCGCCATCAAAGAACTTGCAGGAGTGGATCGAGTTTGGGCAAAGTCTAGAGCGCTCGATTATCTCTCAAAAGAAGCTCCCCCCGCTATAGAGGGACAAGGCGGCGATCACACCACATATAAAGTCGTGTGCGCGATTAAAGATTTTGGTGTGGGGATGGAAGACGCTCTTAGTCTTTTGATGGACACCTATAACCCGCGTTGCCTGCCCGAGTGGAGTTTTGACGACATGTTTAGGAAAGTAGCCAACGCTTACGGCTACGCAAAAAACCCCACCGGCGTTTTAAACCCTGGCACCATGTTTAAAGAACTTCCGGCACCTGTGAAACAAGACGCAATCGAGGAATTAAACCGAGAGTACGCCTTTGTGATTCACCAAGGGAAGCACCACATTTTACACGAGACTGTGGACGAGGATGGCAACCCTACGACCGAGCGACTTTCAGAAGAAGCTTTTCACAAAAAGCTCGCATCTCGCACCAAAAACAAGACGCCGCTCACAAAGAAATGGATGGCGTCACCTAGGCGTAGAAGCTATGACCGCTACGTTTTTTCACCTGGAAAAACAGTAGACGCGCGTTCCTACAACACTTGGAAAGGTTTTTCGGTTGAGCCTCTTGAGCCTGCCGTAACCCCAAACGAGA